CTAATAACCCATACAGCAAAACCATAACCAGGTAGCCATCTACCTACTTGTGGCATTTGTAATTCTAATTTTTGTGTTTCATCATAAGATGTAACTATTCTTGCAATCTTTTCTGCTTTTTGTTTTGATCTCTCGCTGTCTTTACCATTAGGTGTATCTACTTTAAGATTTGGAATACGACCTATTTTTTGTGATAGATGTTCTAAACCTGACATCATAAGGTTAGGTACAGGTATTTGATAATCTTCAAAACCCTTTATCTGATCACCTAGTAATGCAAGAATACCATCAGGTCCACCATTCATAATTGCACGAATACGACCTCTAGTAGAATACGCACTTTGGTTATCATAATGTAATTGTGTAATCTGATATTGTATTTCTTCAGGTGTCATCTTAACCCCAAGGTGCTTCGTTCATATTGCTTAAATCCCATTCTCCAAAACTAGGTTTGTAGTCCAAACCAACTTCGGCTAGTCTTTCTTTCTGCAATCGCCTTACGACACGCATTGGAAACCAACTAGCCATAACAACATCACTCTTATTATTTCTACCAGATTGCTTACTAGCACCTGTTGAAAAATAAATTAGTTGCCTACGATATATATTACTCTTTGTTTCGCTTTCTGCACTACCATAGGGCAAACTTATTAGTTGTTGCTTAAACAATTCTCTCATACTTCCGACACCAAAGATAGGATCAAATTTGTTTTTTTGTGTCTGATGTCCTTCTAAATATATGCCCATTCTTGCACAATACTCTCTAAGTTCTGTATCTTGTCGTATTGCTCTTTGAAATCCGTTTTCTTCTATAACCCAATGTGCAAGATTATACTTTTCGTGCCACTTCTTTATTGTTTTTCTTGCCTGTATAATGCCACCACCCTTTTGATTTTCTATATCAATCATATACATTTTGCCTGTGTCAGTATTGATTGCCCATAAAAACGCTGCTTGATAACCAGTAGAAGCTGGATCAAGTCCTGCTATAAGTTTTACCCCAGCAGGTACCTGTCCAATTATCCTATTTGAATCTCTACAACTATCTATTTCTTCTACATCAAACATAGCTATACCTTCTGCAAATGCTTTGTTAAGATATACCATCTCAAATATTGCTTTACCACCTGTAGTTTCAGCAGCTTGTAATCGTGAATACAACCATTTGTAACTACGTTTCTTTTCCCATAGCATACAATCAGTATGTTTATCAAACTCTGTTTCTGGTTTTACACACTCTGCACTATGTGCTTCTTCTACAATTTTGTGCATTTGTGGATTTTCTAATAAAAAGTTGTATAAATCTTCAGGATGTTGTCTTGATCCAATAATAACTATTGCTGTATGTTCTTCTTTACGAGATGACAAAGTAGTTGTCCACCATTGTCTAGTCTGTTCTCTTGCACTAGGTTGTATTGTTGTGCCGTGATCTTCTATATCATCAGCAATAATTAAGTCTGTATCACGAGAAAGTATCTTACCACCCTTACCTACAGCTACCATTGTCGGTGATTTAATACCAGTTACAGTTCTAGTAGCTACAGTAAATTGTCCTGCTGTCCAAGACTTACCTGATCTATTCTTTGGTTTAAATGCTTGACCTGGTATGCAAAAGTCCTCTATAAGTTTTTGATTATGTTCTAAGTGGTCTAGCACAGAACCTACTGCGTTCTTTGCTATTTCTTCGTTACCACCTACCCACATAATTCTTACATTAGGATTTTTGCATATCTGCCATACAGCAAAGTGTGTAAGCAAGTCTGTCTTGCCGTGTCGTGGTGGAGATAATATCATTTGTTCGTTACCCTCATCAATAGCTGTCAATATGGCGTTTATCCATTTTTGATGAAAGTCTGCTGTTTCGTATTTTTCTCCTGTTTCTGTTTTAAAGTATCTATCTCTAAAATCTTCAAACTTGCGTAAAGATTCAATAGCTTCTTTTGGTGTTTCCCAATCTTCTGCTTTTTTTAAATTAACCTTATCTACTTTGTATGCTTCGTGCATTTTTGTAACAATCGTATTAGATACATCTAATAGTTTTGCTACTTGTTGTTTTTGTATAAGTTTCTTTTCTACTTTCTCTGCATATAGCTTGACATAATCTTCATAGTGTTCACCACGAGATACTGTCATTTGTGTAGATGCTTGTTCTAGTTTTTTTCTTTTGTAATACGCTTTACGGTTACATTGATCAGAACAATATATTTTTTTATTAGAATGTGCTGTAAATTTTTTCTCGCAACCTTTATTGCTGCAAGTTTTTCTTTCAGCCACTATTTTTTTCTTTTACGTTTTGCTTTGTTTTTTTTACTGTTAGGAAAACCTTTTTGCATTTCTTTATATGCTTTAGGGCTAATAGTAGATTTTTTCTTTGACCTACTTGTACCTGCTTTTTTCCTTTTGTTTATGTTGTAATATAAACCTTTTTTAGCTGCCATTATTTCCAACTCTTTCTTGCTTTTGCTTTTGCAT